CATTTGTTTCTCCTTATTGTTTTTACTTATAAAGTTTTCTACTGTCTAAAACTATTTGTACTCACCTTTAACATAGGCGATATTAACCCCTCTAGATTCTAACTCTAGAGCAACTTCTTTAGGTAGCATCCAACACCCGTCATAGTCGTACAATTCCCCTTGCTCATTGATTAATAATTCCCCTGCTTTATCCTCACCTAATCGGTGATGTTCAAAATAACCACCTAAGCCATTGTTATTTAAACCAATTGTATAGTTTTCAGTTTCAGTTAATTTGTATGTATTTGTTAATACCTGCTCTTGCTCATTCATTACATTTCCCCTAATAATTTAATCATTGCTTCAGCTTCTACTACTTCTTGAATCAATAGTTTTCGACTGTCTAAAACTTCTACTTCTTTACCTACTGGCGGTTTTAATTCAATAATAGATATAATTCTATTTTTACGCCCTGCTGTATGGTCTTCAATACTACCGTTAACCATAGCCACAGAATGCCCCCTAACACCTAATATATAATTACGGTCGGCTCTAAGGTATTTATTACAGTTACCAACAGTCATTGTTGCACCTCTTGCACCATGTTTTCTAATAGTCCAAGTCCTGACATTCTCACGGGTGGTAACACTGGCTTCATAGTTAAACTTCAAGGCTAAATCCATATTAATACGTCTTGTTTCTGAGGGTGCAACACCACGCCCCCGTCTTCGTCCTTGGCGGTCATAATGCTTCAGCATTTCGTCATATGGTTGGTTAAAGGCTAGAGAGGATGCAATCACCGTACAAGAATTGTTATCTAGATTGGTGCTGTCCTTAAGAGTAGAATAATTCATAATTGTTTGTCCTTGTTGTTTTTACTTGTTGTTGGTTAGCCTACTAACTTATAAAGTTTTCGACTATCTAAAACTATTTGATTGTAATAACTTCACCGAATAATTCAAGTGCCTTTGCTTCCTGATTAAGTTTCCATTCCTCGAATGTAATATCAGCTTTAACTTCAATTTCCTCTAATACCCAGATGTAATGCTTGTTTTCCTTTTGCTGGATTGAACAAAGACCCTTTTTAAGTAACGTATCATTAGCCGTTTTAAACTTCAGCTTGTGCGTTGGTTTTTCCTTTTTATCTGTAATTTCAAAGGCAAGGCGTTGACAAGCTGGTTTTCCCAAAATATCTTGAAATGCCTTAACTTCAGCCTTTTGTCCGTGGTCAATAATATTACCTTTACTACAACGCTCTAATCCATTGATATAATTAGCGAAGGCGTTATGGTCATTAATATAGGTGGTTGATATTGCTGATTGTGCCGATTCTGTTAAGCCTTTAGCCAATGCACAAGCTTTAAGAGTGGCTTTAAAGTTTTCGACTGTAGAAGTGTTTTTATTTGATGTTTTCATTTTGTTTATCCTTATTGTTATATTATTGTTTTCTTATATACCGTGGCTAATGCCTTCTTTGTTGGTATGTGAGTATTATATCATCATTGACTCACAATGCAACCTTTATTTGACCTATTTAATGTAAATAAGTGTAATTAATTAATAAATCGTTATAAATCAATGACTTACAAGGTGTAAATAATCAAAAATATATATAAATAAGCTAATACGCTCAAATACTCGATTCTAGCCTACTTTATATCAACCCCTAGTCATTACACCTAATGCTAATAAAAGCAAGAATACTACATTCTGTTGCATTAATACAACACCTTTATATACACTATAACAAGCAATAAATGTAGCTATTTAACCTTATTATTATTAGGTGGTAGTATAGATACAACAAATGTAGCATATATGTAACACTTGTAGTATTTGTATGACAATGGTGACTGATGGTGAAAAATGTATATTCTGTGGATAACTTTGTGGATAACTTGTTGATAACTTTGTGGATAACTATTAGCAGTTAGTATGTAACATAATTACAACAAGTGTGGTATAAATACTACATTCCACCCCCTACCCCCTATGTCTATAAATACAACACAATGTGGTATTAATACTACACAGTAATTTAATACCCCTATGGGGAAATTTACGTCAACATCTCCTTTCCTACCCCCAGACATTTCTGTACTATTTTTAGAAAGTGTACTATTTTTAGAAAAGGGAATAACAAATAATGAGCAAATGTCACTGAGCTGTACTATTTAGCATCGAGTCACCCAGAGTAATGAAGTCTGTTTAGTTATTAGGAATAACGGTGAGCGAAGATTATTCCCTTAAGTGATACTATTACTCTGGAGACTGAGGGAGAATAATAGTATCAGTTAAGGAAACGAATAAAATCATGAGGAGCAGTAGTGGTTAGTAGAAGGTTATTAACTAGTTAGTAGCAGTAGTTAGTATTAACTTAACTACTTACTACTTCCTTACTACTACTCACTACTTCCTTACTTCTAGTTAATAAACAATAGCTATTACTATATGAGGGAGCTATTGTTTCTATACATCAAGGAGGGGCTTAGCAATACTACTTCTTATTACACAGGTCATGAGCTATATAAGAAGTCATAGAACTACAAGTAAGCCCCACTCGTATTAAAAACCAAGTAGTTCTCGTTCTTATATAGCCGTCTCCTACGCAGCTAGTTAAAGCTTTGGGAAGTTGCTAAAGCACCCTCGAACCTACCTGATTTATACAGGGGAATTCATATACATGAGTACAGCTGATTGTTTTCCAGTGACATCATATCGGAGCTAATGAAGTTATTCATTATATAAGTAAGTAGTGTCACAAGTCATTGATTTAACAGCATTAATTTAGGGTACTAAAGCAGTCTAAATAGTTATTAGTTTTAACCCTACCTCCTACTCCTACACCATTCATGAATCTCTCTAGGTCAGCATCTAATTGCTCTTCCTTGTATCTAGCTACTGCATCCTCAGCACTAACACCTACACTATCTACAATGAATGCTAGAGCCATAGATAGAGCATCTAGTCTATCGTCATGTTGTAGGCTTCCTCTATCCTTAGAGATGTGAGTCATCTGATGTATTAGGGAGTTTGGTAAGTCCTTATGGTCGGCTAATGCAGAACCAACATCCTTTCTTACAAGACTAGCATCAATAACTAGCTTATGACTGTTGAGTAAAGGCTCAATCGTATCGATAATACGCTTCTCCTTCTGTATGTTATGACGTATCTCCTCTATAGAAACTGGGTATATACTCCTAAGTACAGGTTTAAATAGCTCAGAGAACATACCATCACCGAAGTTACTCTCGACTACCATTAACTTACACTGGTGTTTCTTAGCAACCATAGCCATAGTGGTTAAGTTCTCAATGGTATAACCACCGTGTAAGCCACCTACTTCTGATATATATATTTTTCCATTTAATTGCTTAATGACAGCATAACCTGTTTCATCCCTACCTCTACCAGCAGGGTCTACCGACATAATAGCGTACTCATATGGAGCATACTCACTGTCGACATACCCAGCCCTGTAGAACTGGTCACCAGTAAAACCGATGTTTGGTACATCTTCCATATAGGAAGAACGAGAACTAGAGTAGGAGATACTTATAGGTGCTTTAACATCGTCTAAGTCATGCACAATAAAGTCACTAGTCTTCAGAGGGTACTTATCAGCATCGCTGAGTGTTGTATCTAGTTGGTACTGCAGCCTATACCAGCTACGACCAATAGAAGCCTCTCGTTCAACCAAGTCTTGGTTAGTGAATCTAGTGTCTGTGCAATCTCCTGCTTCTACTTCACCCTTTTCTAAAGGCGTAGTAATGTATGAGGCTAATGTGCCTTGATACAACTCGGTATCTTCGGGATACCTAGAAGGATATACTACGGTTCTAAAACCTTTATCTCTCATCTTATTGTAAATACTCTCTCCTGATTGAGGAGTACCCAACATAATAATCTGAGAGTTATCTGTTGTTTGTAAAATAGCATCAAACTCAGCTACAGTAGCTAATAGTTTGGCTCTCATCTGCTCAGTAGCAGAGTTTTGCATACCTTCTACGTCATCAGAGATGAGAATAGAAGCACGGTTACCCTGTAGCTGTGATGTAATACCTAGTGACTTAACACTTGGTTGTACTGTTACTTCACAACCACTGACATCGAAGCTCTTTACAGAGTTTCTCATATCCATTCCAGGGATTAAGTGTTCCAACACAGGTAAGTCGAAGATAAGTCTTCTAATAAACTGTGCAATAGCATCCGAGTGGCTTCCCGATTGGGAAACAATCAGTACCTTCTCATTGGGGTTACGCAATAACCTCCAAGTAACATAAGCACCACAGATGTAAGTCTTACCTACTCCTCGAAATGCTTCAAGAAGGAAACGCTTATCACCTGTCATTAGCTGTTGTGCTATGTCTGTTTGAATTGGGGTGGGGGCTGGTAAGTTAATACCCTCCCACACATAGTTTAAGTAACTTCTAAAGTCATTAATCAATGCCTTCAGTTCTACTTGGGTTAGTTGTCTATCGTATATTCCCATTTATATCAGTCTCCACGGTTTGTTCTAACCAAATTGTATTACATCACTGAGTAAATCCTCAGCATCGTTCTTCATCTCTTCTACTAAGTTCATCATTGGCTTACTCTCTACTACATCAGCACTAATATCATTCTGTTTAAGGAAGTTATTAACTGCTGTAAGTTCAGCAGGAGTAATCTCTCCCGACTGAAGCTTAGCGATGTAGTGAGTAGCAAGCAAGTCATGAATCGTATTAAGTGTTTC